CGCTCTGCGACCTCCGTAGCCGTCATGCTCTTGTTGGTGGTCGAAAGCATCAAGAACAGGTCTGCGTAGAACGTGCTGTTGATGCGCTGACGCACATCTTGGATGTCGAACAGCAAGCCTTGAAGGTCCGGGTTAACCTGCCACAGCGGGCGAATGCCTTGGCTGTTGCCGTCAACCTCCGTGTGACCACCGGGCAGGGTGTCTACTTCGCTGCCCTTCATTAGCGGTGGTCCTTGAGTAGGCGGCTGCGTCAGGTGGTCAAGGATCTGACCCTTCCGACGCTGCTCGTGTTGCAGTTGCTTCACGTCGCCCAGCGCCGCCATGCCTGGGCTGTTGCCGTAGATGTCCTGACCCGACACCGACCAGCGGGGAGCAATGACCGGGAACTGGCGGAAGCCAGACTCCCTCAAGACTGTCTTGGTTTCGCTGCCACTTCGCCCCTGCTCCCAGTAAACGGAGCGGAATGGCATGTTGCGGTTACTTCTACTGTCCAGACTTCGGTCAGCACGCGGCTCAATCGCATGACACACCGTGCGGTAGTCATCGAGGTTGCCGTTGCGGAACTGGTTCTGGACGCTGATCGACAGGTTCTTGAGGCCAAACTCCTTGACCATCTGTCCCACCGTCATGTCGAACTCGCGGTAGAGGCAATCTACGCGGTCACGATTGTCAGTGCTGATTGCATACTGACCAGCCGTCAAAACGTGGTGGTGGATGACCTTGTTGAAGTCAAACGTGACGATCGACGCCGCAGTGCCGTAGAGAGCACACTCGCTGTAGATGCGAGGCAGCGCACGGTAGGTGTTGCTACGAGCAAAGACGCGCAGCATCCGGTGCGTTACGTCGTGCAGCCACTCTTTGACCGGCTGGAACTCGTTAAGATCTGGGTCAGGTGCAGCAAGGCGCATCCAAGGACGCGCAGGACTAGTAGCACCGGCCATCAAGCCTGCTTCGAGAACCTGCAAGGCTCGCGTAGCAGTGCTATCCATGATGTTGTTGTGCCGCCTAGTGCCCCGGTTGCGATCGGTAGTCAGAAAGCGACCAGTTCTAGGTAGGAAGAACTTGCTGAGTTCCTCCCAGTGTGGCTCCCAAGACGACAGTTCGGTCCACAAGGCTTGCTTGCGGGCGCGAAGGTGTTGGACAAGCGTTCGGTGCTCGCCGTTGCCAATCGAAACCTGAGAGCTTGGATACATAATCTACCTCAACCCAAGTAACGGGTGTTGCCCATCATGCCTCGGCCTTGCGAGCCAGTTAGGAAAGTCTCTCCAGCCATTCGTTTAGACTGAGCCTTTGCCAGAATGGCTGCTGTATCAGGCTTTCTCTTGCGAAGTCTCTTAGACTCAGCAGCTTGAGCCAAACGCTCGCTAGCAGCCGCGCTGCGCGCAACAGCTTGCGCTTGATCTTGACGCTTCATCGCCCGGTCAGATGCTCGTTTTTGTCGCTTACCTTGAGCGCGGGTGCTCAACATAGACGCACCAGCCATGACAGCAGCAAATGCAATTTCAGCCATAGTTCTACCTCGACCTGTAACCCGGTTCGTTAAACCGCATCTGGATGTATTGGTCTCCACCCGTGCGGGCTTGCTCTGCGGTCATGTTAGAGCTGGGCCCACGTAAAGTAGCGCGATCTAGAAGGGTAGGTTGAGCACGGTTGCCCATTAAACGGTTCCCTCCCAACTGACTAACCGCTGCTTCGCGCTTTAGGGCGGGGCCATAAGGCGTGTCTTCCCAGTTCATCAGTGCGCTGCTGCTACGCTGCCTCCCACCTTCACGTTTCAGAAAACTTTGTCTCTGAAAATAATCTGAAAAGTTAGTCCTCATCAGGTCTTGGCTTGACTGCCGTCTAATTGAACGTTGTGCCCTGCCAATCTGAAAGCTGGCATTGGTCTGATTGGAGGTGCCACCCCGGCCTATAGACCCCAAGTAACCAGCGTTTGTGCTACCCATGGAAGTTGACCCGGTAATGGTGTTCAGACAGCTTGCAGTTGCGCCGTGAGGCCAAGATCAAGTCCAGAGATGACCCTGGCTTAGCCGCCCACACCATACAGTCTACGCCGCACTCTTGGGCGTGTTTTTCTGTCTGCCGTATCAGGGCTAGACCGGCTCCTCGACGGAAGTTTGGGTCGATGTAGAGGCTGTCGTTGCTGGCAATTAGGGTGTCGTGGTGGCCGTGGCGATACAGAACCGTGGTGCTGTAGCCAATCATGTGCGTGCCTAGGTAAGCCCCCAAGCACATCAAGGTTCGCTGATTCTGGAGCGTCTCGTATCGCTCTAGATCTAGCGCAAACTCTTTACCATCAAGCTCTTGGCAGTGTTGCTCAAAGAGGTGGTAGCCATCTCCGACCAGCACCTCTAGGGTGATCGGGACAATCTCTAGCTCAGATGCTGTCGTAAGGGTTTCTGTCCCACCATGTTCGGTTTCTTTTGCTTCCGGCACGGGCCATCTCATAGCGGTCGATTGACTTCTGGATCGGGCTGGCAAACGTGAGAGCCAGCGCATCCGCAAGGTCAGGACTCCCCGCATTCTGGAGTCGCTTCTTGATCTGGTCCTTGGACTCTAGCACCCGTCTCCCGGAGGTGTCGAAGCTGTAGGTAGGGGTCGCAAGCTCTTGTTTCAGAGACAAAGAATCGGGAATCGCGCCCCCGCCCTGCAACCAGTCCCGCATCTCGAACCACATTTCGGTTCGGCGGTTAACGTGAAGTGTGTGACGGTTGGCGCGACCCCCGAAAGGCACTTCGACAATATTGTAACCCAGTTGCTTGAGGCGGTCGATGACCCCAGCGCCCGCCCCGCTATCGATGAAAGTAGCATCTGGGTGCCAGTCCCCGATGGCTTGCGCCACAAGGTCTGCTAACTGCATGTTGTCTACCCCTCGGTAGACCAAAGCGGGGAAAGCCTGTGGGCCTTGCCGCTTCATAATGACGCTTCTGTCGTCGCCGAACCGGGCCGGGTCTACGCCCAGAATCCGGGGGGCGGCGGTTAAATCTTGCGCCTGATACATCCGCTTGGAGGCGACCTCAGCCACATCCAGGCTGATTAACTGGTCGTCGCCAGCGGCTGAGAAGTCGCAGAGCATCTCACGCGCAAACGCGGTTTCGCTCATCTCCTGCCGCATCCGGTCGATCTCTGTAGAGGGCAGAGAGTCCGTGTCCTGGCAGGTAAACCTAGCGGCATACCAAGACGACCCCTTGGTCTTCATGGACGCAGAAGCCCTGTAGAAGAGTTCTGAGAACAGGTTGATCCCCTGCGGGGTGCCAATGAACAGCGACCACCCCATCCGGTCAGCCAGCGCAGGCTGGATAATCTCGTGCCAGACCTCGGGCTTCATCTGGGCCACCTCGTCCAAGACCACGCCGTCAAGCCTGACTCCCCGCATAGCGTCCGGGTTGTCAGCACCGTAGATCTTGATGATCGCTCCGTTGTGCTTGAACTTGACCGCAAGCTCACCCTCTTGGATGACCGCAGCCCCCTGCTTTACCAGCCCCTCTACGCGCTGCTTGAGCCTGCTCCAGGCAATAGCTTTGGCCTGCTTGAGTTGCGGCGCAACGTAAAAGAACGCCCCTAGATCCTGCTTGCAAGCCATGGCGCAGTCCAGCAGTTCCATGAGCGCAAGCTCCGTCTTCCCCGCGCGACGGTGCAAGGCCAAGACCGTAAACCTAGCCTTGTTGACATGGCACATCCGCTGCCAGTCCCGAGGCTCGTAGTCCAAGGATAGATTTACGCTCTCAGGCATCTACATAACCTCCTGAAAGGAGGTCAAAAAATAAAGCGTTTCAGTAACGCCCCCCAAAAAAAGGGGGGGCGGGTCATTCGACCAGAGGCTTTAGAGGGCGTCGTCGGGAGATGGGGGGTCGATTCCTACCGTGACGCGGGGTTTGGAGTCAGGAGAGATGTGTGTGTTGGAGATGTTGTGTTCCTCCTCCCCGTCGCGAGCTGGCGCGAGCGGTGACCGCCCCGGGGTGGGAGCTGTTTTCGCCGCACCGTAATCGATTACCGCTTCGCCGGAATCGCGCGGAACTCCTGTCGTCACCACGACTTGCACGCCTTGACCGCCGTGCTCGACCTGTTGCCGTTCACCGTAAGCGCGAGGCAACCACCTAGCCAACAGCCACTTGCGGACATCCACCTGGAGGCGTGCGCTCTGCACGTCCTCGTCCGTCGCGCTGTCGGCGATCCTCAGCAGGTCGTCAGCGATCAGGTGGCC